ACGCCGGGGCCTCGGTGAACCAAGCCCTGTCGACCGAGGTCGTCATGCTGGCGGACTGGTGAGCTGACGGATGTCTGAGTACACACTCGAGGAGCTCCTCCAAGAGCGGGAGTGGCGCAAGATCGCTCCGAGCTGGCGCTGCACCGATGACGAGAAGCTCGAGGCGTTCCGCTACTTCTGCGCGACCTACTGGTGGATTCGCCACCCCGAGCGCGGGCGCATTCACTTCGAGCTGTTCGACGCGCAGGTGGAGGCGGTGTACCTGTGGTTGCAGGAGCGCTACACCGTCAGCCTCAAGGCCCGCCAGATCGGCTTCTCCACCCTCATCGCCACGTTCTGCTTCTGGCTGACGTACTTCTACACCGACCGGGCGATCGTGATGCTGAGCAAGACCGAGCGCGACGCGGTCAAGCTGCTCGACAAGGCGAAGTACGGGGCGCGCTTCCTGCCGCCGTGGATGAAGTACCGCGGTCCGGTGGTCTCGACGAACCAGACCAAGATCACCCTCAGCAACGAGAGCTACATCGAGTCGCTGCCGTCGGCTTCTGATCCTGCTCGTGGTGAGACGGTCTACACCGTGGTCGTCGACGAGCTCGGGCTACTCCCCAACTCGGAGGAGGCGTGGGCGGCGATCGAGCCGATCGCCGACGTCGGCGGTCGGGTCATCATGCTCGGCACCGCGCAGGGCGAGGGCAACTTGTTCCACAAGCTGTGGGTCGGCAGCCAGAATCGGACCAACCGCTTCAAGGGGATCTTCTTCCCGTGGTGGTCGGGCGACCGCGACGAGGAGTGGTACGAGCTCAAGCGCCGCGACCTGCCCGACTGGCAGCTCGCTCAGGAGTACCCGAACGATCCCGACGAGGCGTTCCTGCGCTCGGGTCACCCGGTGTTCAACGTCGAGACGCTGCGCGCCATGACCGCTGTCGAGCCGTCGCGCGGCCGGCTGGTCTCGGGGCTCGAGGGGCGCTACTTCGAGCACCACGACAATGGGTCGCTGCGGATCTGGCGCCTCCCCGAGGAGAGCGCTCGCTACGTCATCGGCGTCGACGTGGCCGAGGGGCTCGAGCATGGTGACTACTCGGTCTGCTACGTCATCGACGCCAAGAGTCGCGACGTGGTGGCCTGCTATCACGATCGCATCGACGCCGACCTGCTCGGCACCGACGTCACCTTCAACCTCGGTCGCTGGTACAACAACGCCCTCGTCGGGGTGGAGTCGAACAACCACGGGCTGACCACGCTCAAGGCGCTGGCGCGGATGAACTACTCGCCGCTGTACCACTCGCGCAGCCAGTCGAAAGTGCGGGCCCAGGCGAGCGATGTGCTCGGCTGGCGCACCACGACGATCACCAAGCCGCTCGCCATCGACGAGCTCAACTCGGCGCTGCGCGAGGGCCAGCTGCACTGCCACGATGCCGATGCCATCGTCGAGCTGCGCAGCTTCCTGCGTGACGGTGACGGCAAGATGCACGGCTCGCCCTTCGACGACCGCGTGATGAGCCTGGCCATCGCCACCCAGATGCTCAAGTACGTCTGGCTGCGAGAATTCCAGCCGGTCAACGAGCCACCGCCTGGCACATGGGGCTACATGGAGCGCATGATGTTCGGCAAGCTCGACCGTGCCAAGCGTCCAGCCGAGCGCGAGCCGATCGGTCGCCACTTCGTCAGGAGTCAATGATGGCAGTCGCCAAGATGCACAGGCAGCGCAAGGTCACCCGCTCGCGGTGGGGGCCGCGCTTCTCCAAGCAGCGCCGGGCCTGGCGGGGCACCTCGACGTTCGGTCTGCCGACGATCACCTCGATCAGCCCGGACACCGCCGCGCACGGCGAGGGCGAGCCACCGCTGACGATGGTGGTCACCGGCACCGGCTTCGTGCCCGGGATCACGCTGATCGTGTGGAACGGCGTCGACGAGCCGACGACCTACATCAGCCCGACGCAGTGTTCGACCGGCGTGCAGCCGGCGACGGCCAGCGGCCCGGCCGTCATCCCGGTCAAGGTCCGCAACGCCAACCTGCTGTCGGTCGGATCACAGGACTTCACGATCACATGACCGTCGCCAAGATGCACAAGCAGCGCAAGGTGGTGCGGGGTCGCTACATCCCGCGCTTCTCCCGCCAGCGCAAGATCAAGCGCGGTGGCGGCGATCCCGGCGGCACGGCCCCGGTCGTCGGGACGCCGGTGCTGACCGAGATCGACCCGACGGCGGTGAGCCAGAACCAGGGGGCCACGCTGTTCACGTTGACCGGCAGCGACTTCGCGGTGGGGTGCAAGGTGTCGACCGGCGCGATGGCGATCTACGACCTGGCAACGACCCGCGTGAGCGCCAGCGAGGTGACGGCCACCTTCGTGGTTCCTGACATCAACGGTGAAGCCGAGTTCTTCGTCAAGAACGTGCCCGACGGTGTGGGCCAGGCGGCGCAGAAGTGGTCGAACACGATCTTCGTGCCGATCGAATGACGTGCGAGTGCGGGCGTCCCGCTGAGGCCGGGCGCGACGAATGCTTCCGCTGTCGCGTGAGCACGGTCGGCTTCTCCTTCCGCGGTGGTGGGACCTACGGCCGGGCCAGCTTCAACGACATGACCATCTCCGAGCGTCGCGCCGACGTGCTCGGTGACCGAGTGCTCGGCGTCGACGTCGAGCCCGTGAGCACCTTCGGAGGGTGACATGCCGCCAATGAAGTTGGTCGACAAGCTGCAGTTCTGCCGCGACGAGATCGAGCGCTCGAAGAAGTGGCGCAGCGACAACTACGACGATCTGTGGCACCGGATGATCGAGCTGTACCGCGGCAAGCAGTACGCCAACGCCGACAAGAACGACCGCCTCGTGGTCAACCTGGTGTTCGCCACCAAGAACGTGATCGCCCCGGCGGTGGCGATCAACAACCCGCGCTTCGTGGTCAACGCTCGCAAGCCCGAGAACGCGCCGGGGGCGGTGATCGTCGAGGAGGTGCTCAACTACCTCTGGCGGTGTCACCACTATCAGGACGAGATCCGCCTCGCCGTCGACGACTGGATTCTCGCCGGCCACGGATGGTGCAAGGCGGGCTACCGCTTCACCAAGCCGCCCGAGGTCAAGCAAACCGGCGAGCTCGGCACCGAGAACACCGTCGAGACCGGCGACACCGAGGGCATCGACGACCGCGTGCCGATGCCCGGCAACGTCGAGTCGGAGTCCACCGAGGTGGTGGCCGATCGCCCCTACCTCGAGCGCATCAGCATCTTCGATATGTTCGTCGACCCCGATGCCCGCCTGCCGCGCGAGATGCGCTGGATCGCGCAGCGCATCTGGCGCCCGATCCAAGACGCCCGCGTCGACAGCCGCTATGACCGCAAGGCGCGCCAGGCGATCGCATCGCAGCAGCGCTTCATCAGCTCGGGTCAGGGCGACAACGACGGCCGCGCCTCGGTCGACACCCCCGACCAGGGCGCGATCAGCTACTGCGAGATCATCGAGTTCTACGACTTGAAGCGCAACGAGGTGTCGACCTTCGCCCTCGACGGCGACACCCAGAACGAGGGCACGCCGATATCGGACAACTACCTCATCAAGCCGGCGCCGATCCCCTATGGCAGCGGGCACCCATTCCTGATGCTGCGCAACTACGAGGTGACCGACAACTTCTACCCGATGGGCGAGATCGAGTCGGTCGAGAGCCTGCAGCTCGAGCTCAACGAGACGCGCAACCAGATGCTCAACCACCGCAAGCGCTTCGCTCGCAAGTGGATCTACGCCCGCGACGGCTTCGACGAAGATGGCGTGCGCGCCCTCGAGTCCGACGTCGACAACTCGATGGTGCCCGCCCTCGGCGACCAGGACCCGTCGCGCCTCATCGCCCCGCTGCCGAGCATCGGCACGCCGCCCGACTTCTACAACCAGTCCCAGCTGATCGAGGACGACATCAACACGGTGTCGGGCGTCAGCGACTACATGCGCGGCCAGCCCGAGTCGGCGATCCGGCGCACCGCCACCGAGGCGGCGATGATTCAGGACGCCGCCAACAGTCGTAGTCGCGACAAGCTGGCCAAGATCGAGAGCTACCTCTCGGACTGCGGCGCCAAGATCGTGGCGCTGATGCAGCAGTTCGTGACCGGCGAGCAGGTGGCCCGGATCACCTCCGTGGCCGGGCGGGCGTGGGTCAACTACGACGCCGAGTACCTGCAGGGTGACTACGACTTCGAGGTCGAGGGTGGCTCGACCGAGCCGCGCAACGAGGCCTTCCGCCGTCAGTCGGCGCTGCAGCTGGTCGACGCGATGGCGCCGTTCGTGGAGGTCGGTGTGGTCAACCCGGCCGGCTTGGCGCGCTACGTGCTGCAGTACGGCTTCGGCATCAAGGACACCTCGACGATCCTCAACGGGCCGGCCGAGCAGCAGATGCAGCAGGTGCAGCAGGACCCCCAGGCGCAGGGCCAACTCCCCCCCGGCGCTCCGCCTGGGGGACCACCTCAGGCCCCCGACGCGATGCCCGGTCCCGCCGACATGGCGGGCCAAGGGCCGCCGATCGAGCAGATGCCGATGGGCACCGCGCCGCAGATCCCACCGGAGCTGCTTGCACAACTGGGTGCGTAAGCGGTTCAATGGCGCCCGACACAGAGCAACCAGGAATGAGGACTCGACGTGTCGGAATTCAACCCCTTCACAGAGGGGGAGCCAGCACCACCCGATCCCGTCGAAGACGGGGGAGTCGGATGGGATGGAACCGCCGACCAGGCACCAACCCAGGAACCAGAGCGCACCTACCTCGAGCTCGATGACGACGTCGCCAACCGCTACGTCACCGTCAAGGTCGATGGCCAGGACGTCGACGTTCCGCTGCGAGAAGCACTTTCGGGCTACAGCCGGACGGCCGACTACACCCGCAAGACACAAGAGCTGGCGACCCAACGTCAGCAGGCTGAGTACGCACTCACCATCGAGCGAGCACTGCAAGCTCAGCCTCAGGAGACCCTTCGTCTCCTGGCCCAGCAGTACGGAGTGGAGTTCGGTCAGCAGCAGGCCCCGGTGGCGGCACCGGGGGGCTACGACGATCTCGACGACAACCCCTATGTCGATCCGGTCGAGCGCAGGCTCGCCCAGATCGAGCGACAGAATCAGACCCTGTCGCAGCAGTGGGAGCAGCGTCAGGCGAACGAGCAGCTGCGGACCGCGGTCGGCAACGTCCAGCAGAGGTATCAGCT